TAATCATCTACACAGTCCCAGCAAACAAGATCTTCTGGCTGATGGAAGCGTTGCTCACCGTAGACGGTGGGGCCGCTGGTCAAGCACGAATCGAGATTCGAAACGCGACAGACGTTCATGTTCGTGATGTTTGCCGAATCGAGGTTGTGACGGCCGTTGGCGTGGCACCGAGCGACCATTTCCAACCGCAATACGCGATCGAGATTCCGGCGGGTTACGATATCACGATCATCAGTGGCGCAGCATCGCTGGTCGCTGAAGGCGAGATCTTCGGATTCGAGGTGGACGTATAACATGTGGCCGTTCAGACGGGTAGAACCACAAACGAAAATGAAACCCGTTAGATCGATCAAGATTCAAGCGATCGAAGCCGGTAAAGATCCGTTGATCATCGAATCCATGTTGACCGGCACACGTTTGAATCTGTCGATCCCAGGAACGACGAATGCATACACGACCTACGAATCCCAGGTGACGGAGACGTATAGGAAGTACAACGCATTCTCTTCTTTCGGGAATCAACAGGTACGTGCAGCGATAGATCTACGAACGGCGTTCATCGCTGGAGAGGGAATCTCGATCAGTTGCGAAGACGAACGCACATCCGATTGGATTGAAGACTTCTTGAGCCGTAATCTGTTGCAAGGTCCCAACTTCACCAACGGGGTGAAGGGATCGGAGATGGCGGGACAAGCGTTGTACGTTCTCCAACCATCTCAGTGGCTCGATCAATCACTGTACGTGAAAGTCAACAGAGTTCCTTGGACGATCAAGGAACCGTTCAAACCCGTCTTTCGCAATCCACGTTTGAAAGACGAGGTCTTAGACATCTTGGTGAAGAAGGAGATGGGATGGGAATCCGGTAACTTCCGTAACTTCGTCTACGTCAGAACGGGTGGTGACGACGGAAACACGGAAGGTCCCGTGACCAAAGTGGGGACAGTCCTGACGGACATGGAGAACTACGACCGAGCGATCAAAGATATGCGGCGCAACAATCATATCTTCGCACGGATCACTCCAGTGTTCGAGACAGAGACGGCGGCCGAAACCAAATCGCTACGCGACACTCTCAACCAGATGCGTTGGAAGATCGGCGAAGCCTTTATTGGTAGAGCGAAGTTCCGATACGAGACGCCGAAATCAGGGGCGCACGAGAACTTGATCACGGAACTGACGTCTACCATCAAGACGATCTCTGCAGTGACTGGGATTCCTGTTCACTGGTTGGGATATGTCGATCTGATGAGCAACAGATCGACAGCGGATTCCCTGTACGAGCTTGTGAAGAACGCGACGATTCTGGAGCGACAGTTCTGGGAGACGGCGCTTTACCATATGATCTTGAAGGCGCAGGAATTGTATATCAACGCTGGTGGCACAGAAATCACGAGCATGTTCTACGATTATGAAGTTCGTCTACCGTTGATCGACTTCAACGAGTTTCTCAACAGAGTCAAGGGACTTCAGATCGCATACATGGACGAGGCGATATCGATCGACGATTATCGCAATATGTTGCCAGGGATCGACCCACTGAAAACGAAGCGCTCAATTGAACAAGAAAAAGAGAACGAGAAAGACGAGATGAGAAGCAACGGCGAATCGACGAACGTCGAACCGAACTTCATTCAACAGGAGGCAATAGGTGGCCAGTAAAATCGTGACCGTGCAAGATTATCTCATGAAGAAGGACCCCGAGAAATACGAGCCTATCTTCAAGGCTCGAAAAGAAGCGGCAGAGGCGGCCAGCGGCGAGGAACGAAAACTCCTCGACGAGGTGAGCGCTCTGGAAGAAGAGAACGACAAACTGGTAGAGGAGAACAAGAAACTGAAAGCGATGATCGCCAAGCTCAAGAAGGAGTAGCGATGACCTACGTCAAGCCGCTGAAAGTTTCTACCCCCGAAGGCGTTCGTGTGAATGCGCACGTGACGCGATTCGGAGGACAAGTACGGATCGTCGTTGACCCACTGGACGTAGTGGCGAAAGACAATCCACCGTTCGCTACGAACGGAAGAATCATGATCACTGTTCCAGTTCCGAAGTATCAGAGAACGATCGAATTGACCACGAGGTATATCGAAGACCTCTTCCTAAAGGGGATGGCCGATGAAGATATTCGTACAAGCCTTGGAGGTAAACCTCTCCCAGGAAGAACTGCGAAACGCGATTCCGGAGGAAAAGCGAAAAGCACTTCAGGGGAAGGGAGTCCTTCAGGCATACACGCTGGCTCACGAAGGAGTGAGTCGTCCGAAGGTTCTCGGCGAAGGGAATCAGATTCTGAAGTGGCCGAGAGCGGTGATTCGGAGGATAGCGGAGAAGATCAAGGAAGGAACTAAGTTCTTCCTCGGTCACGGCGCGGACAACTCGCACGACGGACGAGAGTCAGTCGGCGAAGTAGTTTCATCGTTCTTGAAAGAGATCGGTGGACGCCTTTCGCATATCATCGTCGGCCATTTCCCGGATGCGAAGAAAGTGCAGAACATGGATGTTTGCTCGATGGAAGCAGACGTCTACACAGATCAAGAGAACACGGTCGGAGATATAAACGAGATATCAGGGATCGCTCTTGGAAGCAGCGACGGTGAAAGCCCCGCATTTCCGGGTGCGATTCGGTTAGGCACAGTTCAGTGTTTTGAAGACGACGAGAGCGAGCAAAATCCGGTCAAGAAGGAGAAAAAGCAGATGACTTTTGAGGAAGTCAAACAGGCGGTTCGGGCGATGAACATCTTTCCGAACCAGTTGTACGACGTTGACGATCTGAAAAACGATCGCGTCTTCAGCAAGGTCTTTACTGAGGTGGAGTCCTTGAGAACGTCGAATGAGAAACTGAAGGCGGAGAACGAGGACATCCAGAACAAGAGTAAGGAAGCGATTCGACAGTTGGACGTCACGAAGGCAACCAAGACGCTAGACGCTCATCTGGAGAACCTCACCGATAAACAAAAGGAGTTTATCAAGAAGCGATTCAGTCCGGAGAAACAGGAAGATCTTTCCGAGGACGGACTGAAGAGATTCGTGGAAGACTCCAAGAAAGAATTCGCAGAGACCGCGAAGCTCTTTGGTGCAAGCGTGACTGACACCACCGAGAAGAAAGCGGAGAGCGAAGAAGAAACATCAGACGACGCGGCTTCTATGGAAGCCGAGGCGTTGAAGATTCTGAATCAGCCATAATTCGGAGGTAAACGAATGGCGAAAGAAGCCGAACTTCTCTCCAAAACCTACATGGAGATGAGAGTCGTACCGGCTGGCGCCGCGGTTGCTGGAGAGGTGATCAAGTACAACGACGTGCTTGGTTTCCATCTGGTAGATCATACAGCCGCACAGGTGGCAGCAGGCGAACCCGCTGCGCTTATCGTGAAAGCGGAGCAGGTGAAGGTTATCAAGAACACCGGCGAGGTATGGGCGCCGGGCGAACCAATCTACTGGGATCCGGCAAACAGCTGGTTCTCGAACGTGGCCGGTGCGTTGGACGTCGCAGGTTATGCGAGGGAAGACGTAGCATCGCTCGTACTCGAGGCGGTCATCACGTTCGACGGCTTTGCCGAGTTCCTGAAGACCTAAGGAGGAGGAGTAGATGATCAATCTCGAAAGAACATTCGATCTCCTCGTACACCTGAACGAGAATCCGGACACGGATTACGTTCTGGACAAGAAGAAGGGAATTGTACTCAACCGAAAACAGCAGGCCATGGTTCTGCACAAGGCGATCCAGTCTTTCATGCAGTCCGTTGGTCAGCAGACACCCGAAGGAAAAATCATCCAGGCGTTCACCGGTTCGAGCGACCTGCCGATCCTGACGAAGGACGTGTTCAACGTCACTCAGACGGTTCCGGAGTTCGATACTCTGTGGCAGGCTTCTTTCAGGGGCGTTCCGCTCCGAAGAGGACAGCTCTCCTGGGAGATCGCGGATGTTTCCGCCGGCTTCACGTTCGATCTCGTACCGGAGGGTGGGAAGTGCAACTTCTACTCGATCTCCGGTACAAAGACGGATGCGAAGATCCAGAAATACGGCATGGGTATCGGCATCACTTGGGAGATGATCGAAGGGCGCAAGCTCTACGCATTCGTCGATCTGATGATGCAGGTCCGCGCCAAGCTGAACACCCTCTGGGCGGATACGCACTACGGCCTGCTGGCCACCGCAGCGGCGACAAACGCTGTTGCTTGGCAGGGCGGCGCCACGGATCCGATTCTCTCCAGAGACATCAAAACGATCAACGTTGGTTACACCACGATCGGACTGGCCACGAAGGACTCCGGTTACGGTGACGTTGCCAACGCCCCGATGCTTCTCTACGCTTCTCCCCTCCTGAAGGATCGCCTGATGCAGGCGTTCCGGGCGACGTCAAACGACATCGTCTCCGGACGGACCGTGGGAGCGGCAACGACAACGGCGGACGGTGTGATCGTCGAATACAACGTCATTCCGAGATTCAGCTGGAACGGAAACATTCCGGCAAACAAGGCGATCATGGTATTGCCTGGAAACAAAATTCAGAACTCCGTGTATCTGCGGGAACTCGGCCTGAGCGAGAGGGACATCGAAACCCTGAGCGAGCTGAGAACCTACTGGACGGCGTTCGGCGCAATCGTGGCCGATGCCGATCAGACCGCGGAACTGGCGTTCGCGTAATAGGAGATAGAGATGGCACTCGTCGTTGGGACAAACTCCTGGGCGACCGTTGCAGAAGCGGACTCCTATTTGGAGGACAAGATCAACACCGAACAGTGGTTCGCGTTGAATGACGAATCGACACCTTCGGGGTCGGTTAGCAAATCAACTCTTTTGACCAGTGCGTTTTGGTGGCTGATGGGCGCTCCTCAGCTAAGTCTCTCAGCGAGTTTGTCCAGCGACGATGTCAAACACGCACAAATAGAAGCGGCGTTTTTCTTGTTCGAGCATTACGATGCTTTGAACGAGAGACGCGCCGCCATTTTCACCGGTGTAGAAAACTTCGACCTATCAAGGAGATCAGAGAGATTCAAAATCGACCAGCTCAAGATTCCAGATCACATCATGGGAATCTTGAGCTCGTACGGAGTGGAAAACACGACAGCGCAACTCTTGGGGCAGTACGACGTATGATAACTAAAGCGGAAGCTGCGGCATTCGAAAGAGATATTCGAGAACGCTACCTCCCGCTCGCTAAGAAACTAAAAGTCGTCGAGGACAACATCAACAAACTCGTGATCGACTCGATGGCGAATGCGAAGATGTCTGCCGCGTATTGGAAAGCTCAATCAGCGAAACTCGATGCGTTATACAAAGAGATGAACGCGTTGTTCGATTCGTGGGCAAAGACGAATATCCCTTCCCGATACAAACGGAGTCTGGCTCAGATCAGTCAACGGATCCGAGCGAACAGGATCATCCTGAATACGGCTAAGAAGAATGCGACCGAGCTACTATCGTCCAGTGCAAGTCGAAACATCGTGTTCGGTTTGTATAGCAGCTCGGTCGAATCTTTCTTGTCCGCATCAGTGGCGGGAAACAGAGCTTTGCGGAATCTGTTCATTACAGCTCAACAGACGCTCGTAGACGAATCCTTGATCAACGTGGCTGTTGGAGCAGGATTCGAAATGGGGGATTTGCGACAAGCAAAGTCCTTATTGAGTACGATATTCAAATCTCCTCAGTGGGAGATGGTGCAACAGAATCAGTTCGTTCAAGCGGGGAGGTATCGGTATAAACCGAGTTACTATGCGGAACTACTTGCGCGCACCAAATTTCACCAAGCGCATTCACAAGCGACTCTGGTTCAGTCAGCAAACTACGGTACCGATCTCGTGGAGATATCCTCACACAACACCACCACGCCTATTTGCATACCTTACGAGGGAAATACGTATTCCATATCTGGGACGAGTAAGGTATTTCCTCCGCTTCCGGACTCCCCGCCCTTTCACCCGAATTGCTTACACCTTATGTACCCGACCTTTGAAAGTGGACTGATTGCGGAAGGAGTGTTGAACGAAGAAGGAGAATTAGTGGCATGAGCCTCTATTATCCAGATCAGGTTGAGATCACCCCAATTACACGCAACACCAACTTTCGCACGGAAACTGAAGACTACGCATTCAAGTCTAAGGCGTATGTGGAGGATGATGATCGGATCGTGTATGGCTCGGACGGACAACCCGTTAGACCGTCGAAAAGAATCTTTCTCCCATTCAATACGAAGATCGCAGAAGGAGACTCGATCCGAGTAACAAAGAGAGCCGGAAAAGAAGTGACGGACGTTGAGCAGCGCGTACGAATGGTTTCTTTAGTTGGTACTTTCGGAGGGAGTCATTTGGAGGTTCTCGTTTGAACAATCCAAGGATTCTGATCAAGAAAGCAAGTTTCGGTCCGCTACGGAAGTTCGCAAAGAAATCTCCAACCGCGTTCAAGAAGGCTATGAAAGTGGGAGCGATCCAGTTTCTAACTTGGGCGAATACTGGAAGTAGAAAGGAATCGAGAACGCCGCCTATTCGGTGGGGCGTTCTTCGGGGATCGTCTTCGGCTTTTCTTGGGAACGAGTTGGTCACGATTTTCCCGGTTTCGATTCTTCCTGGAGCAAAAGAGGAACCAAGTCCAGCGTCTAGTGCGACTGCCCCGGAGATGACAATCACTTGGGTGTGGAACACGGACTATGCAACTAAGATGCATGAATGGAAAGGTGGTTGGGGAAAGTACACTGTTCAAGCAGGAGATGCGGGTAACAAGTGGTTAGAGAAACACATAAAAGCGGATCGTGAGATTTTGATGGAAACGATTGGACGGGAGTTCAAGAAGGAAATGCAGCTATGATCTATAACCTGGTGCAATTCTTGATCAACAATCTTCCTTCTATTGACTTCGTCGCAAATGGATTTAGCCCCGATTCTTTACAGACGCAAGTAATGGTTAGCGAAACAGGTGGAGAACCACAACACTGGTACGACCGGACGGACTGGACTGTGCAAGTCATTTCCCGTAGTGCGAAAGTAAATGTAGCGAAACAAAACGCAGATTCAGTTTACGCAATTTTGAAGAACAGGTTCGGTCTTTTGCTTCCTCAAGCGATTGTAGACGGAGTGACTTATCCGGCGTTACAGACGTACCAGATTTCGCCGATACAAACTCCCGGGTACATTGGAGCAACGGAAGAGAACTTGGAAATGTTTTCGTTCAATTTGACAATCACCACGACCTAGGAGGTTTATATGTCAGTAGGTGGTGCCGTTTTTCAGGGCAATTCGAAACTCTTCGAAGGCCCACTCGGCGTCGTTCAGATCGGATTCAAAGGATACGATCTGGGGAAGACAACCGCAGATTCCAATCTGACGCCGGACCAAGACATCAAGGACATTCTCTACCAGCAGGACGGAACAAAAGCCGCTGACCACGTCAGAACCGGTATCGACTACATGCTCGCCGTCACATTCGGCGAGATCAAGACCGGACTCTTGGCGCTCATGATGGCCGGCGTTTCGTCCCAGAACACAAATCCTCTGGACGATTCAGGTACGATCGACCGGAGCATCTACCAGTCGATGCGCGACGTGGAAGCAGGTGTTCTTCGGATCGCCGCCGTAGACGAAAACGGCGAAGCGTTTTCCGATCTGGAACACCTCATGAACTTCTACGAAGCCATCCCAATTGTAAACGGAGAACTCGTGAACTGGGGCGCTGACACACAGCGCAACTTCCCGGTGGAGTTCAGAATCAAGTGGCACAAGTTCGGCACCGGTGAATCGACAACCAAGAGCGGAGCATTCGGCTATTGGGGAGACCCGACGGTCGAAGATGTTCCGGCGGTTGTCTGGCCGGACGTTGCTGGTCCAGCTTTCGTCAGTGCGGAAGCAACCGCAGCGGTTACGATGGTGGTCACGTTCAGCGAAAACATC